GCCAAGTCGCGATTGTAATCCCCGAAGAAGGCGAGGTGCATCGGGTAGCGCTTTCCCCAAGTGATCTGCACCACGTCGCCTGGAAGAGCTTCCATATGTGAAATCGGCCCTTCCAGGTACTTTTTCAGATACGGAGTAATCTCGTCGCCGTGGGGCAGTCTCGCATAGACCGGGTAAACGAAGTCTCTCGTAGGCTCGAAGTCGCATTCCCGAAGCGTCTCGACCACGAGCCCGATGCAGTCGCATGACCGCCCTTTGACGCGCCCGTGGTGATGCCAGGGCGTTCCCAGCCATGAGCGGGCGACGGCAAGAACGTCACGCCGAAGTAGGGACAGCTTGTGCGGCATTGGGATACAGCGTTGTGTCGATGCCGGGGATGTAGGGAAAGCCCCGCATGTTGATGACGTTGTGGAACTTGTTGAGGCACGTTGCGAGGGACTTGTCGCAGCCGGCAACTGCGGTGAAGGTGTCGCCGACTTGGATTGGATAACCGGTCGGCAGGTAGAGCGTGAAGTTCGTGCCGTCCCAGTTCTTGATCTCAATCTGGATGCCCTTATTGTAGCCCGTCAGCCAGTTCACGACGCCGAAATTGTAGAAGCCCGCGGCCCGAGCCGGCGTGATGTCCACCGTCGCGGCGAAGATACTGTTCGGAGTGCCGAGGCTCGTCACGGTGCCGGCGTCGGTCACGGTGTCCAGATCATATTTACATCGGCTATCGCCGAAATCAGCCTGGCATTCGAGCGTGAACACCTCCAGGAAGTTGAGCGCCAAGAGCTGCGCGAGCCCGCGCATCTCGCTCTCGTGCTCGCCCTGGGTGATAGTCACTTGCCCGAGCCATCCGCGCCGGAGCTTCAAGACGCCATACTGGTTGCCGTTCACGTCGCCCGGGACCATCATAAAGATGTAGACCTGGGCAAAGTCGTAGAGCCCGGCCCGGATATCGTCGTCCGTGATGCCGATGTCGGAGAGCACACCCTGGACGTTGAGGTTCGGCACCGAGAGATCGACAGGGTTGGCGATAGCGCTGCGGGTGTATCCGGTCGCCGCCTTGAACGTGACGCCGCCGTAAATCTGATCCTGGTCGCTGTCGGTGAAGCCCATATTCGTGCCGTTGGCAAGCGTGAGCTGCCAGCAAGTGACGAGATGCGCGCTGTCGCTCGCGAGCAGTTCCTTCATGGCATTGTTGATGGTCTTCACGAATGGGCACTCGTGCGGAGGCATTCAATCACAGTCTGAGAGACGTGGCCCGGGCCGGGCGTGAAAGAGCTGGTTCGCAAGGTTTCAATGACCGTCTGAGAGACGCGGCCCCGGTTTGGAACGGGTGGCGGTATCTTCAGCTCGACGATCGGGATGTTGCGCCAGCTCGGCGCTACATCGGCGCCCGTGGCGCCCCAGGGCTGGTCGATGCTCATGTCCAAGTGGTCGATGTCGAACCGCACTGGCACATGGAATTGGCCGGTCCACGTCTGGTTCGGCGCGGCGGTCCCGAAGACAAGGCCCGAGGTGTAGTCGCATGTCACGCCAGCCGGCAGCGTGAGAGTGCCCGGGACCGGCTTGTCGATCCAGCGCGTGAACGTGGGCTGCACCGAGCCCGTGACCGGCGCGATCGAGGTGTAGGTCTTGGCGAGCTGGAGGAAGCCCGAGGAATTGTATTGGATCGTGCCAAAGCCGTCGTCCAGATAATCGAGCCAATCCTTCCACCGAAAGCCGTTGAGCTTCCCCATGCCGACTGTATAGAAGAAGGCGATCAGGGCCTTGTAGTTGGTCGGCGTCTTCAAGCCGTGCGCGGCATTCCAGGTCGCGCGCTGGCGCTCCCACGCGGCCGACCGGTACTCGAAGCCAGCCTGCGTCGAGACCATGCGCGTCAGAAAGCCAGGGCCGCCCGAGCTGCCGTAGCTGATATCCGTGGGGAACAAAACCTCGAAGAAGGCCATTAGCCGTACCTCCGGCTGGCACGATCAACGTGCGACTGCATTGCCATAGCGAGCTGCGGCGCACTGGAGCGGAAGCCGTCCAGATTGCCGGCCGTCACGTTCATGTGGACGTGCGTCGTGTTGCCGCCTTTGTTGAGCGCGGCCTGCTGCCCTCGATTTAGCACGACTTCGCCGCGGTGCGCGATAATCGGCACTTCGCCCGGCCCGATCATGCCGCCACCCGCGAAGCGCGGAGCGTGCGCGAACCAAGCCGGATCAACACGCCGCGGTGCCCCGTCCCAGCCGACTAGGCCGCCAGTAGCCATACCCATGCCTATGCTGCTATCCGCAGCCATCGCGCCGGCAGCGGTGCTAACATCGGAGCCGCCGAACGTCGAGCTGAGAAAATTCCAACCGGACGAGAAGGCGTTCCCGATAGAGCCCATCAGGCCACCGGACATAAAGCCTCCGCCGGATGGCGAGCTGCCGTTCGGGTTCTGGCCGCCTTCTGGCCCGAGGCCGCCGGGACCGCCTAGATCAGCGAGGCCGCCACCGCCCATGCCCCCAGGATTTGTGACGTAGACCGGCGTGACGCCCGCGGAGCCCCCGAAAGCCGTGGCGTCGATTTTGCCCAGCAAGCCCGCATTCTGAGTTTCCTGGCTCGTGCCGCCCAGGAGGCCGCCGGTCATCTTACCGAGCCAGCCCTGGAAGCCTTGGCCACTGTTTCCGAAGATGCCCTGGCCCGGCTGCTGTTTATCGCCGATCCCCAAGAGGTTCATGCCGGCGGTCTTCAGCGGGTCTTCCACGAAGTAGCTGAAGCCTTTCTTCGATATATCCATGAAAATGCTTTTGAGCGCGTCTTTTGCGCCTTTTCCACCGAACACAAGGTCTTGCAGACCGCTCCCCAGATCGTCGATCACACCTTTCATGGTGCTTTCCCATTCCTTCTGAGCCTGGATCGCATTCTGGGTGGCCGCCGTCACCGCGGAGATGCTGTCAGCGTATTGCTTCAGAGCCGCGATGTCCTGCGGGGATGCGTTTGCGCCTTCTCCTGGCAGCGCGCTCTTGAACCGTTGCAATAGATCGGCAGCCTGAAGCTCTGCTGGAGATGCCCCGCCAGCGATGGCGCCATATTTGGTCTGCGCCATAGCAAGTTCTTTCTGGGCGCCGATCATCACCCTATGCGTTTGAGCCGCCTGCTGCACTTTCACCAGTTCATCGGCCGCGCTAGCCGCGGCGCCCTTGATCTTGGTGAGGGCATCGACCGCATCCTGCATTTCCTTCGTCATGCCGCCGCGCGCCGCAGCCTCTTCTTGAATTGCCCTGATCTGGACATCTACCTCGGCTTCGTACCGCAGGATGCCCGTCTGTGCCTTGAGCGATGCCGTGCCGCCCGCGGACATATCGCCGCCGGCCTCGCCCTGCATGAGCTTGATGCGGGTCTGGAGAGTTTCGAGGAGCTGTTCGCCCGATTGAGCGACCTGATTGGCTCCTATCATAGTCTGAGCTTGAGTGAGAGGGCTTCCCGCGCCTAGCTGTGTTCCTGGAGCGAGCCCGGCCGTCTCGGCAGCGGAGAAGCCTGCCGCAGATATGATCCCGCCCGCCGGAATAACGCCGCCCACCGGCAGGTTGGCAGCCGCAGCTCCCATCCGTGCCGCGGCCCCGCGCCCGCGCCCGATCAGGGCGTTGCCGGCTTCCTCAAACCGGAGGCTTGCCTGTAGGAGCTTCTCGCCGGCTTGCTTGCCGGCGTCCCCGGCACTCATTAGACCTTCCCGAATTTGGTACGCTTCCTCCGCCCTGATCCCCGCAGCCGCTACGGCCGCGGCACCGCCGCCGGCAGCTCCGGCTTGAGCCCGGATAGCGGTGGTCGCCTGTTCAAGGCCACGAAGCACGTCCCGCTGCTGCCCGGCGTTCTGCTGAGCCACGGCGGCCGTAACCCCAGCGCCCGGGGCTGCTACACCCGTCCGTTGGATCAGCTCTTCGGGTGCCATCGCCTCGGCCGCTGCCGGGCCAATCCCTACATTAGGCGCGGCCTTCATAGCCGCGGCCCGGAGAGCTTCTTGCGTCTGCCGAGGAAGACCCGGCGCGTACTGGAAGAGCGACGCCGCGTGCTGCATCGACGTAACCATTTGGGCTACGGGATCGCCCGCATTCCGCATTCGCTGCGCTAGCTCATCCTGGGCAGCTTTGAGCTGATCGGCCGAAAGCCCCATGTCCTCCCATTTGAGGCTCAAGTTCTCGCTCTGTTTGGCGAGAGCCGCAAATGACTGCTCTTCCCCGAAGCCCGCGCCGGCCATAGCCGTGTATCCGCCGGAGATGTCTAGCGGCTTCGGTTTTGTAGTCGTCTTCGCCGCTTCGCCGAAGCCAGGTCCAGCACCCCCAAACAACGCCCCAATCGATGATCCTATATCAGTGAAAAAACCTCGGCCGCCGGGCTCGTGCCCGCGCAGCTCGTTAAGAGAACCGACAATTCCCGCTTGCGCTAGCCCGAGATTTGTCCCCGCAGCCGACACGGCATTTGAGCTTAGACCTGGAACCATGGACGCGAGAAGGCTCAGTTTCGGGTGCGCCTCCCACCATTCGAGAGATTTCTTGTCTGCCTCTTGCCGCGCGTTCGCGGCCTCGATCTCGGCTTTGGCGTTCGCTTCCTGAAGTTCCTGAAGCTCACGCTGCCGAGCAGTAACTTGGAGCACGGCCCCCATGGCCTGATTGACCATATCCGCGCCGCCAGGACCGAGCAGCTCGCCCGCTGCGCGGTTGCGCTCCGGCCCCGCCTGGTACTTTCGGAGAGCTTCTATGATCGCCGCCGCCACGTCGGCGGTCGAGCCCTGAGCGGATATGCCATACTGCGCCATCTTCTCGCGGCGGTTCATGTCTTCCGCCGTCGTGCCCGCGATGATGCCTTGCACCGCGGGGAAGGCTCCCGCAATCTGCTGGCCTGTGGCACCGGCAGCGCCGAGGGTCTTCGCGAATGCCGAGAACGCCGAGCCCGAGGTGCCGACTGCGTTACCGATGGCGATCAAGTTCTTTTGCAGAGCAATCGCCTGATCGCTCATTAGTTGGAAGGCATTCGTTCCGTACTTCGCAAGGTCCTGGAGCCCGGTCGCAAGCTGCGACACGAGGGAGGCTTGTTCCTTCATGCCGCGCCCGGCCAGGTCGATCGCCGAGCTGAAGCCGCGGTACGCCAGATCAGCGCCGGCCACGACGGTCGCGAGCTTCGCCACGCTGTCCACATAGCTGTGCGTCGCGATGGTGCCGCTCTGGAGATGCTGGTTGGTTTGCTGGAGGAGCTGGTTCGTCCGCTCCTGCTGCTGCGCCATGCCTTGGAGCTGGCGGGACATTTGCTCGGATGCGGTGCCGAAGTCTCTCGCGCTGGAGCCCGCGCCTGCCGCAGCGCCGCGCATATTATTGAGGCTGTCGCGCGCCCTGTCAACGCCGGAAGTGTCTACGCGGATGCCTAGCGTCGCGATATCAGCCATCTAGCTCTTCCTTGGTAGGCGTGTCCTTCTGCGTCATCGCCGCCATTTGGTGCATATCCAGGAGCCGTAGCGTCCGAAGCTGCCACGGTTTCAGAGATATGCCGTGGAGCTGGCACCAGGCCCAGATTTCCGCAAAACCGATGGGCTGCGGAAAGCCCATTCCACCGATCTGCCTCGAAGCGCTGAGATCGAGATACCAAGCCCAGAGAAACTCGGCTTCGGGGCGGAGCTTCCGATCGGCCGATGGCATCAACTTCTTGGTGATGCCTGGCCGCATTCCCTCCGCCGCCTTCAGGTGCACGGCAAGCTCGTGATCATCGCCCTCGGGCTTCCGCCTTAGAACGAATTGCCGCTTGCCATGCTCCACTACCTCCAGGCTCAGCGCTTCGTAAAATTTGCCTCGTTGCCGATCCAGCCGTTCGCGCGCTCGCGATGCGACCGAAACCGGGCATCGGCCCAGAACTTGCGGGCGTTCGCTTCGTTGCAGGGGAAGTCCGCGCCGTCGAGATGGGAGAAGGTCCAGCTCACGGTGCAGGCCACGAGCAGCTCAGTGGTCTCCGCCTCCAGGCTATCGACGCTGGTCTCTTGCCCGCGCCGCGCCATCTCAAGCCGCTTATCGGCCTGCCGGCGTTGGAATTGCTGGCCGGCTTTCGACAGTCGGCTCCGGAGGACGACGCCTTGCGGCACACCTTTTTCGTCCCGGTGGGGCTCGCCGGTGGAGGGATCGAGGAACGCCATGAAAGTGCCGTCATCGACCGCTTTGGACAAGGCTGTATTGGTGATGTCGAACATGGTTGGAGATTTCCTCGGGGTGGGGGAATAGCGGCCCGGCGAGCGCCCCGTATCGCCCGCCGGGCCTTGTGGACGCCCTTGCGGCGTCCGCGGTCGCCGAAGCGGCCGGATAGCTGTTACGCCAGGCTGTCCTGCACGACCAGCGTGGTCGCGTCGGTCGTCGAGGACGCATTGCCATCCGCGGCGACGTTGTGGAGAGCCTGGAAACCGTAAGTCCCGACGATCGCGCCCGGCTTGTCGTCCTTGGTCGCGGACGTGAGCTTGATGCTCGGCCAGTAGAACGAGATGAAGTCGGTGTTGACGTTGTTGTTCAAGGTGAGCAGCACTTGCATGTCGATCAACTGCTCATTCAGGAACGAAGTCTGGAGCTGCTCGTCCGGGAAGAGAGCGGTGAGCTGCCCGGTGATGTCCTGCCAACCAGGGAACAGATACGGCGTCGTGTTCGACCCGACCACCGCTTCGGTCGTGTAGTTGGCGTTGATCGTGAAGTTGAGGCCGGTGACGATCGCGTAATCCACCCCGTTCACGCGCATGATGCCGTTGACCGACGCCGTGATCCCGGTAGTCGTGATCGCGGAGGGGGCCGAGAAGTACGGGTCGCCAGGGCCGCCCTGATTGAGCAGCATATCCTTGCCCATCACGTCGAAGTCGATCGTGCCCAGACCGGTCGGTGGAAGCTGGATTTGCATGCGTGAGGCGCGGCACCCGATGAACAGCTCCGACTGGAGGACATCGGTGAACCAATGCTCGATTGAGAACGAGTAGTCGATCAAGTTGCCAGGCGTCGGCGTAACGAGCTTCTTGCCGATGACGGTGATCGTAACGGTAGCGCCAGATGCGGCAACCAAAACTTCGGTCGTGTTCGCCTGGTTCTCGACGGTTGAGCCCGAGGCGTTGTTGGGCGCGGGACCGACGATCAAGGTGTCATTCGTCGTGCTCGTGGTCGTCATGCCGGTGATGCGGAGATTGCGGCTGTTATTCGCCGCGGCACCCGCGGTGAAGCCACTACAAGTTACCACGTCTCCGATCCGGAAGCCGGATGCCTGGAAGTTGTAACTCGCGGTGCTTTGAAGAGATGCAGGTGTACCCGGATTGCCGGGGACCGCGGCGACCGCCGTGATCGTATCGGCAGCGTCACTCACTCCGGCGGTGAAGGTGCCGGCGAGGACCTGGTTGAACACGCTCTTGTAGGTGAGAGGCGACAGTTCGCCGCGGATAGTGCCGCTGACGCTCCGAACGCCGTGCCGGAAGTCATGGATTTGCCGGTCGGGCTGAATTTCGTTCGATCGGTACGTCGCTTTCTTCAGCGCAACGTCCGAGGACACACGCCGAAGGATTTGCGCGGCTGCGGTATGGCTGTAGAACAGGTCCAGCTTCGAGCCGCTCGTAACGCCGCCCGTCATGGCGGCAGGATTGCTCGGCGTGACCGAAAGGATGCCCTCGGTGAGGATCGCGACATCGCGAACACCCATGACGACATCCAGCTCTGCGCCGACGAGAGAAGCGCCCGTGACCGGTTCTGTCGCGATGGCTGTCGGATTGGTGGTGTAGTCACCACCGGTAAGAATGCTGAGAACCGCAGTGATATTGCCGCCACCGCCCACGGTGACGGACGCCGTGAAGAAGGTTCCCGTTCCCGTAGTCCCCGTGACAGTCTGCGTGCCAGGTGTTCCGCCGGACCCGCTGCTGCCGCCCGGGACCGTGGCAGATACAACTTGCGTCGCCGTGACCTTGAAGGTCGGCTTCGTGCCGGTCCCCGAAGTCATAGTCAGCGTATCGCCTGGAACCGCAAGGGTGCCGGGCGTGTTGACGGTCGCGTTGGTGACGGCGTAAAGGCCAGTCGGCGGGACGCCCCACGTCACCTCGTTCGCGATGCGGACCTGTTTCAGCAGGCCAGTTGAGACGGGGGCGGTTTCCGTGGTCATCGGGCGTTACTCCTGTTAGGACTTCGCCTTGGCCGCCTCAATGGCGGCTTCGGCGGTGTGAAGTGCTTCCTCGGCCTGATCCAAGACGCTCGGCGAGGCGGGCGCGGGCGTGCTCCGAACCGGCGCGATGCGGGCGCGGGCAATCAAATCGGCAATGGCCGCGGTGCGAGCGCTCTCGGGCAGCCAGCACGACAGATCGGCCTCAGTCAAGACCTGGCCGGCGGCGTAGCCGCGAGAGAAGCGACTGAAGGGCTGAATGACGTGATACTGAGCCATCGGCGCACCTCGAAAAGCTCCGGCATAGTACCCCCGGAGAAGTTAACACCTCGTTAGACAACGAAGTCGTGGAGGAACCACCGCATTTGGACCGGACCGCAGACCCAGGCCCCATCGAACAGGAGCGGCCGCGCGTTGGGAGCATAGAAGCGGAGATAGAAGCTGTCGCTCGTCTCAACCGAGAAGCCGTTCGGGAAGAGCGCTTTAACGTCGTCTTGCTGACCCGTTACCTCCTCGGTCCCGGTGCCGATCGGCCAGTAGCAGTTCACTTGGAGCGTACCGTCCCACTGGTTGACGCCCTGCGTGCCCGTCGTGATCATGTGCTGGTTGAGCACCGGCATGTGGACCGAGAGATACGGGGTCTCGGCCTCGGGCACGAAGGTCTTGCCCAGATAGGCGACCTGCGCCGCGACAGCGCCGCGGATCGAGCCGATGTTCGCGCTCAGGTATGCGTTGAGCGCATCGTAGACGTGCAAGGTGGTGGTCATAGCAGGGCTCCCAGCTCGCCAACCTCAAGTAGCGTGCCCATGACCTCTTCCACGACTTCCTCGAAATTCTCAAATCCGCGCCCTTCGGTCTGTTTCGCCACCAGATCGGCGAGCTGCGGGGCTACCGCAAGCGCCTGGGCAAACATCCCGACGCCCTTCTGGTCGTACCGACGCCCGAGGCTATCGACACCCACGAAGCCGTATTCCACGCGCCGGCTGTAAATGACGTTCGTCCCGATTGTGATGTCCTTGCCCGGCTCCCAGTCTGCCAAGGGAATGTTCGTCCCAATCGACGCGCGCAAGCGCCCGGTCAAGACCGGAGTGCGGGCCTGGATGTATCTGATCAGTAACGAGCAAAGCATAACGACGAACAGCTTTGTCTGGCTGTCTGCGTCCTGCGTCCACTTACTGATATCGAGCGAGAAATCCTCGGCCATTACTTCCTCACATGGCAGGCCCAGGCCCAGATAACGCCCTGAATTTGGATGGGGCGCGGATTAACGATCGAGTATACTTCCCCGAACATGAAGATTTTGTCGGTGACGACCGGCTCGTAGCTGAGGCTGGAAGCCAGGAAGCGCACTTGCTTGTCGCTGGCCTGGATCGTCGTGCCGTTCACCAACCGGGACGGGAAAGACGTGACGAGCGCCGGCACCGTCGTATCGGCGGAGAAGGTGAAAGCCACGCTCTCGCCGTTCGTCGCCGCGTGCACGAGCCCGGGCGAGAAAGAAACACCGGTGAAGGCATTCCCGCTCGACTGGATGAGCGTCCCGATCGTGTAGAGGGTTGGGTCAGTCCCGAGCTTGAAGGCGTCGCCGGCCAGGAGCCGGCCATTCACAAGGGAGCCCGCAAAGGTGATCGACGTTGCGTGAAGCGCAGCGGTCCCCGAGACGGCGAAATCTGCGGAGAGCGAGGGTGGATTAGGGTAAGGTTGAGGACCCGTTACCGTCGTGAGGTTCCGGGTGACGACGCTCATCCCCTGATCCCCGATCATCGCAGCCAGGTCATATACACTCTCGCTTTCGAGGAGGCCGCTCACGGCTCACCTCACGGGAAGGAAACGAGCGACGTGTTAAAGAGCCCTGAGCCCGCCGCGGTGGGTGGGTTTGTGCCGTCATTCGGCGGGTCATCAAACATCCCGAAGCGGAAGAGATCGGGAACGCGGTCAGGGTTAGCCAGGACCGTCTGCATATCCGCGATGCTGAGCGCGCCGGCATAGGGAAGCTGGTAGATGGCCGCCTTAGCGTCGTACTCCCGGGCGAGCGTGGCGTACTGGGCCGCCTTCTGAGCCATGGACTGGCTGACGCCATCGGCCGACTGGTTGACGAGCCGGCTATATTTGCCGGCGAGCGCCTGGGCGCACATAGCGGCCGCGCTATACACGTCGCCGCGGATTTCCAGGGT